TGCAAAAGCTAGTAGCGATCTTTCACTAGGTCGCTACTAACTACTTGACATTATAGAACAAAGTAGTAATAATACAACTTGAAGTATGAAAGGAGATCGCTATGTCGATTGTATTTAAAGGTAAAGCTAAAGACTTTCCTGTGTTTATGAAGAACCTGAGAAAGCAGTACGCAATAAAGACAGGTCAATTAGCTAATAAGAAAACTAAATTGTCTGAGGTGTTGGAATGCATTACGCAGAAAAAGAATTAGAAAGCATTATCAAAACTACAGAAAAAGAACTTGAATCAAAGTTTTCAAGACTAACTTTATTATTTCTTAACAAAGTTAAGGATGCAAAAAGTCTTGATGATCTGAAAGCATTACGCAGGGCATACAAAGTATGTGCTGAAATGAAATGCTTAGATCATGAAGTAATTGATTCAATCAATAAACAATTAATAAAACTGGAGGAAAAATGGATGAAGAAATAGACCAATTAAAACCTCATGAAATAGATGAGGCACAAGCAATATATCGTGCAAGTAAACGAGAGAATACTATGAATGATATTTGCAAAGGTACATTTGATTTCTTAAAACTTGAACCTAATAATCCTGATAGGAAGTATTGGGAAGAAGTTTACAAGAAAGCTAGTGAAGTAAGAAAGCAATACCAAAAGATCAAGGAGGTCTTATGAGTAGTATTGATTTTTATTGTTTTGTTTTTTTTATATTCGCAATGATCGTAATGATAATAACAATATAAACAAGGAGGTTATATGAGTTATCAAAAATTAGTTATTCATTCCTTAGACAAAAGAAATGGAATGCTTAACTTAACAAAAGATATGCTTTTCAAATGGGAAGATATCGAAAATGTTTGCATCAAATTAAATATTGATAACAATAAATTTTTTGATGAACTAACAGGATTTCCAAGCGGAGAAGATTCTTGCGTGGGAATATTACATAAGGAGGAAATAGATGAAACCAAATGATCTAATGAAATCCTTAACAACAAAACTTATTGACCTTATGAAAAAGGGAGGTAAGTGGACAAAACCTTGGGCTAACAAAAGGCAGGTATCAGTAGATGGTTGGAACTACTCAGGTATTAATCTTATGTGGTTGGCCTTTGCTAAGTATGACAGAAAAGTTTGGGGTACATACAAGCAATGGGCTAAGCATGATTGCCAAGTTAGTAAAGGAGAAAAGAGTACCAAGTTATTATTCTACAAAAAGTATTTTAAAGAAAGTGAAAAGGGTAGAATAGAACTCAATGGTAAGAAAGGCAATATCCAACAATACCTAAGAATGTTTGATGTATTTAATATTGAACAAGTCGAGGGTAATACAAGTAAGTTTGAGAAGTTTGATGTATTCGAAAACAAAGTAAATGATGTTAAGAGTGCAGAAAACTTTATCAAAAATACCAAAGCAGAAATCAAGAGCGGAGATAAAGCATGTTATGTACCTAGCATGGATTATATTACTATGCCTGACAAGGATGCATTTATAAACACAGAACATAGTACCGCTACTGAGAACTATTACACTACATTGTTCCATGAGATGACTCATTGGACAGGTCATAAAGACAGGTGTGATAGAAAGCTATCAACAAGATTTGGCACAAGCGAATATGCATTCGAGGAGCTTGTTGCTGAACTAGGTTCTTGTTTTATAGCTACTCATCTAAACATTACTTCTAGTCCAAGAGAAGATCATGCACATTATCTAAACTCATGGATTAAATGTTTAGAAGATAATGATGATGCCATATGGAAAGCATCATCACTTGCAAATAAATCATTTGATTATTGCAAGAACTTACAACCACAAACAAATGCAATCAAGGAGGTAGCATGAAAGTAAGTACAGATGACTTTAAGTTTATACTTCAAACTCTAAACAGGATTGATAGCAATGCTGAAGTAGAGTTTATTGGAGATGCTTGGAGAGATGGCAAGGTAGAATATAGAAGTCTTGACTCTATACAAATTTGCTTTGCAAAAGAAAAAAATGAGAACACAAAACTCATTATAAATATAAGTTAGGAGGAAGTATGCATAACAAAGTACGAGGTTGGTATCTTGTTGTAAAAATACAAGGCCCAAAAAATAATGGTCAATGTAATAAATGTAGATTGTATGAAAAAAATATTACAGAAATGCCTGATAGTGTAAGTGGCCCAATAGATGATTATCTTACTGAAACTATAGAGCAACCATTAATATTAACAAAAGAAATGGAGGTAAAAAAATGAATACATTTTACAAAAATGTTGGCTTGTGGATGCGTATGGTTAGAGATAGCCAAAGTAAAAAGCATACACAAACAAAAGTCGGTAATCATCTTGGTGTAACTTTTCAACAAATACAGAAGTATGAAAGGGGTATGAATTGTATAGGTTTAGAAAAGTTTTATGATGTATGTAAGCTATACAATATATCAGATAATATGATTGGCGATTTGCTAAGGCAGTTTAAAGAAACACCAAATGCTGAAACTGATTTAGCAGTACCACAAAAAATACTACAAGTTATTGATGGAGGTAAACATGAATAGTGTAGATAAATCATCAAAGGATTTGGTTACAGAATGGAAACATTTTCATGTAAAAAATCCTGAAGTCTATGAATTGTTTTGCGTATTTACATTTCAAGCAATAAACAGAGGACATCATAGACTATCAAGTGAAATGATTATTAATCGTATTAGATGGGAAACAAGTGTAGTTACTTCTGATAAAGATTATAAAATCAATAATGATTATAAACCATTTTATGCTAGACTTTTTATGGAGGAACATCCTCAATATAAAAACTTCTTTAATACAAGAGGAAGTCATGCAGATAACTTAGATTGGAAAGAGTATGTTGTACAGACAGCTGGTTACTCAACTTAAAACAAGAAGAATAAATTTAAGAATATCAGCACAAGAACTAGCACAAAAGATTGGTGTAGCTGACTCTCTCATTACCGCTTGGGAGAGTCAAAAGAAAATACCTAATGCAAGTAACTTCATCAACTGGGCTAATGCTTTAGATTGTGAGTTAGCATTACATCAATTCAAAACACCGCCTGATAATTGGCAACCGAGTGAAGAACTTATAAACTACTTAATGACAAACTATGGAAGTGAGGTTGATATAAAATATGAAGAAGAACAATTCGTTGATTACTACAAAAGCAATGGAGTCCTTAAAGCAGACTGGGATGCTTGTTTTAGAAACTGGATTAGAAGATCAATCAAATTTAGTAACGATAGAGGACAAGCTAAAACATTCAACAATCCATATGATTCCAAGTCTATTCAAGAAAGACGCAAAAGAATCTATGATGTTGCGAGTGTGGGAAATACGACAAGCAATGAGAAGATTAGAAAAATTGTCAAAGATTGATGTTGATACCGAAGCAATAAATATCATTCAATCAATGGCCAAAAAGTTACAACCTTGTAACCGAAAACATATAGCAGTATGTATAGAAACTATTGCTAGTACCTTTTCAATCAACATACCGAATGAATTGGGGCTGGAACAATACTTTAGAATACTTCTAAAGTACCCAGCTTCAATGCTTAATGAGTGTACTGATGATATTATCAAGACATTCAAATATCCAAGATTGCCATTACCTAAAGAGTTTATTGATAGACTTGACACCAACTTTGAATATCACAAGGGTTGGTTGCAAAACATAACAAAGACTTTTTATGATCTTGAAATATATGTACAAAATGGTAATATAAATAAAACAAATAAGGAGTAAAATATGAAAACTAATGAAGTTAAAAAAGCTCCAATAGAGATTGTAGATCGCTCAACTATTCTTGGCGGATCAGATGCAAATAGAATAATGCGTGGCGATTGGCATACTCTTTGGCTTGAAAAAACCAAGCGAGAAGAACCTGAGGACTTATCTTGGAACTTACCTGTTCAGATAGGATTACATACCGAAACAGTAAACAAAATGTTTTTTGAAAAAGAAACTGGTATTGAAACACTTGATCCAATTTATACAGAATCAAGAGTGCAAAACATGAAAGAGTTTATGTATGCATCTTATGATCTTGTTGGTAAAGAAGAAGATACTATTGTTGAACTTAAACATACCAATTCAAATAATACTTTAGATAATTGTATTAGTACATACATGCCACAAGTACAACATTACTTGATGGTAAGTGAATACAAGTATGCATATCTATCTGTAATCTTTGGAAATCAAAGACATGAAGTTTGTAAGATAGATGCAGACAAAGACTATCAAAAGAAACTATATGATATAGAAAAATCTTTTTGGTCTTATGTTACTAAAGATAAAGAACCTGAAAAACTAGATACGAGTGAACTTCCAAAACTTGCTGGTAAAATTAAAATCAATGACATGACAACTATTGACTTTAATGAAACAGGCAACAACGAGTTTCTTTCCCATGCTAGTAGATGGGAAGATACAAAATCTGTAGCTGATGAACACAAAGCATTGGGATCAATCTTAAAAGGATTTGTACCTGATGATTGTCGTAGAGCAACAGGTGGCAATGTTCTTATATCAAGAACAAAAGCTGGTTACTTAACCATTAAACAAAACCAAAGGAGGTAGAACAATGGCTAAACCACTAGACAATAGAGTAAAAGAAATACTCAAAAAACTTGGCTTTGATCCTAAGCAATGCTTATGGGATTGTCATGGAACTTGGGTAATGTACCATAGATATATTGAGATCGCAGGAGCAAAGAACTCAATAGCTTATGACCTAAATGAAATAGAAACCAATTCAAAAGATGGCATAGTATGTATTAAATGTATTGCAAAAAGAAATGGCGATACAGTTATTACTTATGGAGAAGCAAGTCCAAAGAATACAAAGAATGCTTATCCATATGCTATGGCCGAGAAACGAGCAGTAGATCGTGCAATCTTAAAACTATTAGGATTACATGGCTTTGTCTATTCAGAAGATGAAATGGATTTAAGTCAAACTAATACTAATAACAATAGGGTTGGTGCGAGTGATACTGATGTATTAGAGAAGTTTCAAGAACAAATTGATGCTTCTAAAAATGCAAAAGTATTAAAAGGATATGGAAAGATGTATGCAAAAGCTATGACTAAAGCAAAGTCAGATGCTCCAGCAGTATATCAACATACCAAAACTAAATATGAAGATAAACTTAAAGAGTTAAATGGAAAGGAGTCCAATGTATAACTCAATCACAATCATAGGTAATCTTGGTCGTGATCCTGAAATAAAACAAACTTCTAAGGGTGGCAACTATGCCATCCTTAGTGTTGCAACACACAGGAAAATGGCAGGAGAAAAGAAAACAGAATGGCACAAGGTAGTCGTATGGGATGAAAAAATTGCAGATGTTCTAGCAAAATATACAAAGGGCGGAAGCAAAGTTTTATTGCAAGGAAGATTGACTTACAATGTGTGGGAAAAAGATGGAATAAAACAAAAGAATGCAGAAGTTCATTTGGATAGGTTTGAAAGTAAAATGGAATTGCTGGATTCAAAAGCAGAAGCGAAATCCTCCCCACAGGGATTGGAGGATTTTGATGATGCTGAGTTAGTTAAATCAGAACCTACTGAGGATGTACCATTCTAATGACTAGGAGGCAATATGAAGTGTACCAATTCATCAAGAAGTATATCGAAGATAACAAAATCTCTCCCTCTTATGTTGAGATATTACGAGGGTGTGGGATGAAAAGTAAATCCCATGCTTTCGTAATTATTAACTCCTTAATTAAAAAGGATTACCTAAAAAAAATAGGTAAATTTGGGGATGCAAGACGCATAATTATTAATAGAGATTACGAGAAAGGAGGTAGAAAAGTTGCAAAGTCAAAACATTAAAGGCGAAGCATTTATTATGGCTGATATGATAGCTAAAGAAAATCCTTATGCAATAAGAGATAAGTTAGCTTTCTATATCCAAAAGTCATGGGATGCGTTTCCAATTCTAAAGTTGCAAGATGTACAAGAAATACTGAAACAACCTGAAGAAATGGAAAACCCTTGTGAGTAGTAAAAGTAAACAAAAAGGTTATAGAACTGAATATAATTTAGTTAAAAGATTTCAAGTAGCTGGTATTGATGCCAAGCGACAGGTATTAAGCGGTGCTTTGCCTGATCATCCCCACGATATAAAAATAAACAATCCTGATATGATAGTAGAAGTTAAAGCAAGAAAAAATGGTGCTGGATTCAAAACTCTTAAAAGATGGATGGGTAGTGCTGATGCTTTAATTATGCATGAAGATCATGAAGAGTCTTTGGTTGCGATAGCATTACCGCTATTTATAGATTTGATATTAAATCATTCTCAATATAAAAAACCTTATGAACAAATCATAAAGGAAAAGAAAAAAGAATATGACGAAAGCAAGAGGGCTTGGGCTTCTAGTAAGAGAAAAGAAATTTATAAGAAGAAAAGGGAGGCATTCAAAAAGTCCAAACAAAAAATTCAGCAAGAAAAGATATAGAGGTCAAGGTCGTTAAATAGAATTAACTTCTTTACATTCAAATCTAATTACTATTTTATTTTTATTAATATGTTCTTTATCCCAATCTTCTAATTCTTTTAGATTATTATAAGTCTGTTGTGCAACACCATATCCTGCATTTACACAATCAAAGTATGTATTAAATTGATATCCTGATATTGTACTTGATGGACATTGATTACTTACCATACTGCACATATACAATATCAAGACATATTTCATAGGAACAAACCTAGAATTAGTGCTAGAACGACCAAAGAAAGCCATACAGAGGGCTTTAGATTTTTATAGCACCACATACATTTAATACGCCAGTTGTAAAGCCACGCCCCTTTAAAGAGGTTTTTAAGGTGTCTTTTTAGCTCATCTATCATTTCTTACCCTTTCCAAAGTTAGTTGCTACTTTTTCTGCTGATCTACCTACAGTATAGCCACCAATACCTACAAGTATTATATTAAGAAGAGAGTTTTGTACAGACTCAGGTATATTGGGAGCAGTGAATCCAAACCAGTGTGCTACCATTAATCCTGCAAATGTAAGCATCATAACAGGTCGCCAATTTCTTTGTAAGAATCCACCTTTAGCTTCTGTTTCTATAATCTTAGCCGCACCCTCTAGTTCTTTTAGTTCTCCAGCTAGAAGTTTTTCTTGAATCTTAGCTTTAATTTTTTCTCCCTCAGCTTTATTATCAATAACTTTATCGACAGTTTTAAATAAACTTCCGACTATTGGGCTAATCATATTTAACATAGTATCTCCTATTCTATATCGTTATAAAATAAATGATCTCCAATCTCAGCACAAGGAGTTTTACCCTCAGCCCAGTTGGGAGATATTGTTTTTGTATGGTAGTGTGTAGCACCATTGGTATTGTCATCTATTTTATTTTTAGTAAAATAATACGAAAGCGTTACAGCTTTACAAAATGCTGTATCTGAATGATCAAGTGCTAAAATTTTTTCTTTATTAGGATCATTATCATTCCAACAGCTAAACTGCCATTCTTTTAGGCAAACCCCTTTAATATGATCTCCATACCAAGATTTAGCTTTAACCCTATTCATGATAACATTGCCTACTGCAATCATACCCTCATCCCCTTGATTTCGTGCTTCTCCCCATAATGTTCCAGCCATTACCGAGATGTCGTCAAATGTTTCCATATCCATTATTTACTCCTTTATTAGTTTGTTTATATGTAACTTACCTGTAGAATCTATGTCTAATTCTGCTTTTACTTCTTTGCATATCCATTTTATTCTATCAGGATTAGTATTTCTTTCAGCTTCTCGCTTCAATTTCAAGCATTTTGATAGCCCATCTGTTATCATAAATTCCATTGGGTTCTCTAAATCTGCTGGTGTAAACATTAATAATGCAAATACAACCGCTACTTTCATTAATGACCTCCATTCGATCTAATTTTATCTTTCATTTCTTCTATCACAACTTGCATCTTTTCGATATCTTTCATTGCTCTATTTAAGTTTACTGTATCATGTCTTGATTCTTGTAGTTCTTCTTGGATAGTTTCTACTTGTCCAGCTATATGTTCTAATAACATATATTGTTCTTGATCTGTTGGTAATTGTGTAGATTTTTTTAAAAGATCAGATTCAAATAATTCTCTTGAAGTTTCTAAACTTGTTAGTCTGCCAGTAATCTCGCTGTACATGAATACAACACTAGCTACAATCATTATCAGGCCAATAAGATTGGCAATCGGCATACTTAATTTTGTTTTGTCTGATAATTGTACCTGATCTTTCATTAATGAATTGTTGGGTTATCTACTTCTACTTTATAGTTTGTTAAATCTTGCATAAATTCTTGGGCATGATCAGGTGTTTTAAAACCTATAGCACATATAGTAATCTGAAATGTACCATCTTCTTGTTCTTTTATTTCAAATGAATATGGTATTGTATAATCTATCATTTAACACCTACCCATAAC